ACAATAGGCAAATAAAAAAGGCGGCAATCACTTTATTTAATTTTGGTGATTGCCGCATTTTTTTTATTTCTATTTCTCTTTCTTTTGTTTTTCTTCAAGAATAGAAATTCTGGTCTCATGGTCTTGTAATCTCTCTTCTTGATTATCAGTTCTACCAGTTAAAACTTTAATATCTTCTCTTAATTCATCTATTGCATCCTGTAAATGAGTAATTGAGCCATTAAGAGCAATAATAGGTTTTCCAACAGTCATAAATAAGCCTACAAGAGCAATGATAACTGTAACAACTGTCCATTCCATTATAGAAACTCCTTTTTCTTTTTAGTATATATATGAAGCGGCGGGCACCGGTATTAGTAACTAAAGACTAGACTAAGGTTACCCACAGCAGCACCCACCGCACAGCTAAATTAAGAGTAGAGCTTGTTTATTTCAGTTAGGTTTCTAAGAGTATCTTCATTAACTGCCTTTTGTGCTTCCTGCATAGACTTATAAATATTGTCAAAGGAAACTAAAGGATTACCTAACTCAACATAACTTTCTTCTTCTCTTGTTGGATAGTGAACAATCTTAGCTATCCTCTCTACTCTATCTACTCCTTTTATCTCATCTATAACTCTTATTTTATCTCCAACAGCTAAAGAACTGTGTAAAGCTGTAATATTGATTTTGTAAGTTGTCTGTGGCTTACTATATATATCAATTTTATCCTGAGCCAATTTAAGTAAATCGTCCGCATTCTCCACAGATGAATTAACCCAATAGCCAACTATAACTTCATCAGTGTAGTCATAGTTTTCTACCCACATAGACCCATTGACTAAATTGATTGCCGCCCCATTTTTACCAATAGGAATCAATCTAGTAATCAAGTCATAAGTGTTAGACTGAACTTTACATTGTCTTAGATTAGTTTCATTAAAGAAGAATGTTTCTTTATATTCTCCTCTTGTATTCCATATATGAATAACTTTATTTTTAGTATCAAAAGCAAAGTCAACATTGTAAAGTTGTTTAAGTGCGGCAATGGCGTCTAATGCAGATTTTCTCTCAATGTTTACAGTATAAACTCCAGAAACCGCCTGCTCAAATTTATATGTCCAATCAGTTTCCGCCAATACTTCATCTAAGCAAGTCTGTAATGAGTAAGAGTATCCAGTTAAGGAATCAATATGCTTACCAAGTAGCTTGCCCCAATATGGTTTACAGAATACTTCATAGTAATCATTATCTTCCATATTGACTTCTTTGACTACATAAAGATAATCATTTATTTCTATCTTTTGTTCCTCTTGAACTAATCCAACTTCATAAGGTAATTGAAACTGAGCAACTTTATACCCAGTATTCAATTCCTCTGTAATCTGAAGCTCACTATATTCTGCTATTGTCTTGATAAAATTCATTTGTTTATCATATAACTTTAACATTTTGAGCCTCCTTAAAATTTATTCTTATACTTTATACCTAAATTAGTAACTCCAATAGTTTTTACCTTAATAGAGTTTGCTCCTGCTTTTAATTTTGGTGCGGATGTCATTTTAAAACTATCAATAGGATTGCCATTATAAGCAACACCATCTTTACTAATAGTAATAGTATTAACACCATCTACAGGCTCTTTTATATCAATAGCAAAGTAATCTTTATTGATATAGAACTCTATTGTATCATCAAAAGAAGAACAAGTAAGAGTAACAGTAATGTAAGTAGGGGCAGCCGCATTTTCAACTTCTATTTCTTTCCATATATTAAGTGCGGCGGCCGGTGTTAAGNTCTCTATCTCTGGCTCTTGTGGATAAATAGGCTCATCTGTTTCATACCATACACCATAAACAATTTTATGATTAAAGTCACCAGTTGATAACACTTTGAACTTAGTATAACCCTCATGGGCAACCGCAGTCCCCTTATTTGTTATCTCTGTTTCTATTTGCTCTTGAGATAATCCTTTTATTGGAATTATACAATAACCTAATCCATTTTCTTTTGCTATTGATTCCTTATAGAACTCTACTAATGTAAACTCTGGTATTTCAATAGGATTAAATTGAAGATTAGGATACATAACTAATGAATTATCCATATTCTTTTCTCCTTTATTCTTAATACTTTATCTATTTTTAATCATTTCACTTGGGAAGATTATATTTAGTATGTCCCCAAGTAAAATGATTAAAACTAATAGATTTTCTATAGATTAAACGCTCTTAATAGCAAAGTTTTGTCTTACTTCAGTTCCACCTGTTGGTGTAAATGTGATGTACTGACCTGTCTTACTCTTACCTGTTGTTACATCAAGCTGAATATAAGATCTGCCCCACTTATCTGTTCCTTGACCACTCTTGCTATAATAGTTACCATTGTATATGTTCCACTGACCTGAAGTATTTGGTACACTATATACAGCTACAAAGTTATCATAAGCTGAAGGTCCATCCCCGCTATCATAAGGGGTAAGTGCCCATGTTCCTTTATTTGCGCCCATTGTTGTCTCACTATTTATCTCGCCTGTATAGTTATAATAAAGGATTTCAGGTGTTACTACATCTTCTACATAAACAGCGCTAACAACTACATCTGCGGCTGGCATTGTGAATCCAGTACTTGTAGAATCAGGAGAGACAATAGTCACATTACCAGAGTCAACCGCCCAATTACTGAACTTCTTACCTTCTGGTGCGGCATTTGCTGTAATAGAAACATATGCACCCTCTTCATATTGACCAGAACCAGTACCATTATTTACAGTAACATTAAATTTAGGTGCAGGTGGTGCTGGAGGTTCAGGACTAGATATATCAGATGGAATAGGTAATATTGCGGGAGGTGTTACTCCAGTGTCTCCATTACTCTTAGACCAAGGAATAAACTTAAAGTTATTGACATCATAGAAACCTTGAGAGTAAGTATTGATGAATCCATTCTTTACATTTCCTGCTATTGGAATTAAATCCTCAATCAATTTACCTTTATGATATACTTGTACTCTTGCAATCTCACAATAGGTTCCAAATCCTGAGTTGGCACTATTCATCAAAGCAAGATTGCCAGTTAAAGTAACATTACTTGCGGGTGTTCTATCAAGAGTAACACCATTAAAAATAACATCTACATATCCTGGCACTGGTGCGGCACCATCTTTACTTGACTTGAATCCATATTTTCTTATTGGAGTAGCATCTATATCTTCAAGAGTCTGAATAATAAAGTTGTGACCACCAGATGAACTAGATTCAAATACTTTAGCTACTTTACCATTGAGGTCGCCAGTTCTATATGAAGCGTTTGGCATAGTAAGTGATAATCCATAATAATCATTTTCACCAATAGCACCAAACATAGAACCTTTGCCTTTTGAATCAAACCATCTACCCCATACATAAATAGTAATATCTTGAATGTTCCAATCTTTACCCATTTGTAAATCAAAAGAAACCTTATCAGAGTTATCATTAGCTGTCCAAACAAGAGAAGGATAATCTACATCAAGCGGCAAATCAGCTACTCCCTTTTTCTGATACTTATTATAATAAATATCAAAAGCAGATTGAGTATCAAATAAAGCCACCGCCGCACTTTCACTATACTCTGTTGAAATATCAATGAATCCATTTAATGTTCCTAATTGCGGTTTGTACTTATTTATATCAACACCAAGAGCTAAGAAGAAATCATTCCAAGTTAATGCGGTTGCGGCAACCTCTGCTACTTTATCCTTATCAACATATACTGTTTCTTCTGCTATTGTTTTGTAGATTTCAGGGTTATCATAACATTGAGAATATCCTTTTGCTGTTGCTGCCCAGTTCTCAATGTATTTAATTTTTATTTCTTTGGCATTTGGTGCTTGTATATCAAAAGAAAGATTAACAGCATCACCAATGCCCCAATCATTAAGTAAGATATAATCAACTTTGAATACACCATTTTGTACTCTGTTAGGGATTCCCGCACCTTTTAAAACACAAGGAAAGATTAAGTTAATATCATCAAACTTAATGCTACATTTTTTTATTGCTTCTGTAAGGCGGCTAATCTGTTTATAAGCCGCATCTTCATCATTCTCTGTAACTAAGAATGATAACTTCATTGTTTTAAATTCATAGTCCTGTCTTAATAGAGTTCCTTCTACTGAACTATCTAACCAATCTGTAACTGATTCAATATTTTGGGTAGAACAAACTCTATCAATTAACTTAGCACTATAATCTGTTATATTCTTTCCATTTATTTTCATTTACTTATCTCCTTTTTATAGCTAAGCCAAGTTCATTCAGCATATCTTTATTGCTTGCTTTTGCGGGTTTCTTGTTGCTCTCTTGGCTTGGCTGTATTGTTTGTTCTTTAACAACAGGAGTAGTGTAAACCATGCTTTCTAATTGTTTGCTGAAGTTCATACTTTTCCTCCTATACCTAGCTTATTGAAAGTTTCTTCTCTACTATGAGTTTCTTCTACAACAAAAGGTTCTGAATCAGGATTCTGTGCTTTCCTAATGGCAACTATTACTAAGTTCCCTAAATCACACATCTTTTGTTGATATGCTTCATAAGCTATTTCAATATCTTCTTCATTCCATTCTCTATAATCAAGACCGCACAGAAATGCCTTTTTCTTTACCTCTTGTGTTATCATTCTCTTTCTAAAGCTCCTGTTCCTTGTAACTGAACTGTATAGGTTACATCTTTATTAAATTGTGCACCAATAGGAAAAGCAACTATAAAGGCTTTACCATGATAATTCATAACTTCTGATNTTAAAGATAAATCAATTATTGTATGATTAACAAAAGCATCTTCAAGAGCAATCAAAGCTTCATCATTAACAACATATGCGCCATTACAAGTCACTGTCCAACTTTTTAAGCCAGGTAATGATTCTTGCCAATCCATAGCCACTCTGTCTGATACATCACTTGCTGTGACCGCTCTCTTTAAATCAGCATTTATTTGTGCGGCAACCTCTTTTCCGCCTATAGAAAGTAGACAATCAAATCCTCTCATTATTCTACCTCCATTGTATCAACTGAAATAGTGATTACTCCATGCTTTGTTATTGGTCCAAGTTCTTTATCATCCATAATAGATAAAGAACTTTGAGCATATGTTATCTTTTCCTCTTGTCTAACTAAATCAATTTTCTTCACTACTTCATTGTAATAATCTTTAATTTCTTTTTCTCCCTTATAAGTTGAGAACACATCAACTCTCAATAGCCAAGTAACTTTAGTAAAGTTCTTATATTTTATTGGGGCGGTTGTTATAGTTCTCAATATTGCATAAGGGCAATTTTTATGCCCATTTCCATCTGGATTATCAGTTAATTTGACAGACAGACTAGAAAGAGCATTATAAACTATTTGCTTTACATCTAACATAATTTATTTCTCCTTTTAGTGACTAGGATAGTGGTGAGGGTCATTTCCCTTGTTAATATCATCAAGCATAATTTCAAATATAGTAACAGGTATCAACAATAGCTGAGCAAGCATCATACCAATCAATTCTGCTAAGAAACCGCCTAATCCTTGTGCTTCTTTCATTGCTTCTATCTCTTGTAACTGTTGTATCCTAGCATAGATTTCTTCTTTTGCTTCTAATAAAGGTGTTATATCATAATACCAACCTGCTTCTGCGGCTGTTGATGCATTTTCTTTTTGCATAAAAGCAATTATCTTATCTAATCTCTCTAAATCAGCATAACACTCTTCTAATGTTCCTTCTTTACCACATCTATTGGTTAAGAGCCATAAGTCAGAATCATTCTCCATAAATTCTGCGGCTAGAGCCCTCATACCTCCTTCTACTTGAGAATAAGCATTAACCATAGCCGCCTCAAAATAAGGTTGTGCTCTCATTTTACTTGTTCCATACTCTTGATAAGCACTGTATGGGGCATCAGACCAAAGCTCACATCCACCTGAATCCGCTTGATAACCTATGTGGTCTCTTAAATATCCAGTATCAACAGGACAAGTAGCTTTGGCTTGCTCTTCAAATATTTGACCAAGCTGTTCCCAATATATTGAATAAGGAATGGGGATATGGCACATTGGAGTATATATTGGTAAACCTAAGCTACCAGGAGTTATATCTGCATATAAAGCCCCATCCCTATTCTGAACTTCTGGTATCATTACTCAGTTACTTCCACAAGAGTAATAAGATATTGGTTTCTGTATGGAACTTGTGCCCTTAGTTCATACTTTTTACCATTGTATAAAAAATAAATCTTTTTAATTACTTCCATAGTAAACCTCCTTACATACTTCTAATGCAGAAATCCTGTCTAACTGCTGGGTCACCATTATTTGGAGTAAAGATAATATATTGACCAGTTTTACTTTTACCAGTAGTTACTTCACCATCTATATATTTTCTTCCATTAGCATCTGTTTTTACTGTGCCAGTCCAATATTTGGTATTATATCCAGAGAAACTACCATCAACGCCTGCAATAGAATAACAAGCATAGAAGTAATCATAAGCGGTTGGTCCATCTCCACTATAAGTATTGGTTGACCAAGTTGCGGCATTAGCTCCAGTTGGGTCATTATTCATAGCTGATTTAGATGTGTAGAGTAAGATAGCTGGTTCAATGGCGGGACTTGATTTCTGCCACACTTGAATCCCATTAACTAATATTTCAGTTACTTCATTGCCATTGTAACTACAGCTTCCTAAATCTACATTATTTATTTTAACACTCATTATAGAGTAATACTTAAAGCTCCAGTAGAGCTATCAAAACTAAAGGTGGCAGACTTTAGTTGATTTATAATTGAAGTTTGGTCTGCGGCTGTCCAGTAATCAACGCCTTTAACTGGGGTAGTTCCATTAGTACCAGGCTCACCCTGTAAACCTTGAGGACCTTGTGCACCAGTTTCTCCAGTGTCACCCTTTGGACCTTGAGGACCAGGATCTCCTTTATCACCTTTAGGACCAGGTTCTCCTTGAGGCCCAGCCGCACCAGTATCACCTTTATC